TGCCAGCGTAAGATTGCCGGCAGTGCCGTTAAATACAAACAAACCGCCCGAAAGCTGTTGTGCTGTTGCAGTTGCTGCTGCTGCCAATGCAGTAGGAGCGGTCTGAACAAACAGAACTGCTTCGCCGTCCGAACCAGCGGTGATCTGATAACCGCCTGTGCCATTAGAAAGTGCCATGATAAATTTCCTTAAAAAAAGTTACAAATGGGGGCCGAAGCCCCCACTGGTTTAGCCCCACACACGAACCGCTGTGACGGGACGGATGGCAGCGTAGCCATACAGAACGTCAATACGGCAAGGCATACGGTCGTTGTTGATGTCGTACTGACGTACGATACGCAACGAAATACCGTTGTGGACTTGGCGCGAAGCCATGTCAACGCCCTGTGGCAACAACAAGTCAGCCGTAGCAAAGCTAATAGCATCCTTGTGGTAGATCAGGTTTTGCGGGTACGCAGTTGCAGCCGAACCCAACATCGTCACAACAGCAGTTGCAACTGGGAAAGCGTTGACAGTAGCCAATGCGTTCGATGCCGTGTACATCGCTGGGCTGATGCTCAACGTAGCTGTTGAAGAACCGGTGGCCGCAGCAGTTACGGTGAACTGTTGGAGGCTGCCGGTCGATTGACGGGTCTGTGGGTTGACAGCGTAGACACCAGCAATGGTGAAGACGTCGCCCACGTTCCACGTTTTGCTCGAACCAGTGAAGCTGATACCAAGTGTGGATTGACCTTCAGTCGTGACAGTTGAAGTCACAGTGATGGTTGTGCCCCAATCGCCGTTTGTGTGGCTGGAAATGGACTGCGACATGTTGATCTCGTCCAGACCCAAAATGCCCTCGCCCATCATGCCGTTCTTAAACTGGCGGCTGATAGTGCCGGTTGGGTTAAACAAGCCCTTCATGCCTTCAACCAGACCAGCGTTAGCAGCAGGGTTAACTGTTGCGTAGCGTGGGCTCATTGGTGTGGCAAACTCGTTGAGCTTCTGGTTAGCTTGGAGCAGAACCAAAGAAGTGGCAGGAGTCGTGCCTGGAGTGCCCACCGAGTTGTAGATGCCTTTGTACGAAGTTGCAACGTCGGCGTCGATCGAAGATGCCAATTGCGAGACGCGAGGCTTCAAGACACGCTCTGCAAAGTCGTCCAATTGCATGGTGAGTTCGGCAGATGAGAAGTTAATGCCGATGTGCTTCTGGCTCGAGACAGTCAGAGTTGTGTACTGCTCGTTGTCGGCCTGAACTTGCAGGGCGGCACCGTCAGTGACCAAAGCGCGGTCGGGTAGGCGGATACGCAGAGTCGATCCGATCTTGGCACCTTCAACGGCGAACGAGTCGTCGTATTGGCGGTTTACGTTACGTGTGAGCACCAAGTCGTTTTCGAGAATTCCGAGCGACTTACGGGTGATCATGTCGATGGTCAATAAACTATTTGACATGGTAATTCCTTAAAAAGTAAGTTAGCGGTTACGTAGCGCTTCCTGCTTTTTAATCTGGCGTTGCCTGTCAGCTTCGATCCATTCCGAGGTGCTCATCGACTTGATGGAGCGTGGGTCGGTTGTATCGTACGAGGGTGAACCCGTGCTTCTAGCGGTAACCGGACTAATGGGCGTTGGCGCCGTTGAGGTTTTGTTTACGGGAGGATTAGCGGCCAATTTGGCTTCTAGCTTCCCAATTTCTTTTGCTTGCAAGAGTGGCGACAACTTGGAAATCCGTTCGGCCTCTTTAGGATTGGCGCCTAGGTGATAAGCCATGTCGGGGCCAATTTCAGAAGCTTGAATGGTTTCAGCCATCACGTTAGTGATTGGAAGGTTAGGGTTGTAGGCGACCTGTTCAAAGTCGTCGTACTTTTCCCGCGCCTTTTCTTCCTTATCGTGATAGGACTCTAAGATTTCAGACTGATGCCTCTGTTCCTCACGTTGTCTCAGAAGTTGATCGGCTTTTTGCGCAGCAAGTGCATCTACATACGCTTCGGTCGATTCAAATTGCTCTGGGACAACAGGAGTAGTCGGGGCTTGAGGCGTTAACCTCTGTGCCTGATCTCTTTCCCATTTGCGTTGCTCTCTTGCTAAACGCTTACCAATCATTGCGTCGATTTCAGCCTGCGTATAAGTCTTTTCCGCTGGCTTGTCTTCGGCTACAATTTCTGGCACTTCCGGCGCTGAAACTTCGGGTACAGGTGCTGCCGTAGCGTCCTGTTCCGGCGCGGGTACTTCCGCTAAGGTTACTTCTTCTGACATTTTTGTTTCCTAAGAAACCCTGGTGGATCGCACCAGTACGATAATTATATTCTTATTTCAACAATAAACAATATGGCGGCTACAGCCGCTGTTGGAAATAACACATCAAGCACTGCGTCTAGCGTCCAATACTTGGGGTTAAACCCCGCGTACCACGGCATATTGGCTCGTTTGCCACCGAAGTCCATGTTGATTGCTTTGTACTCAGCCTGAGCGTGTTCGCGCCCTAGAAAGAAACCAACGGCAAGCATCGCACCCGCTAATAGGTTGCCAGTTAGCAACCAGACTACACCCTGCATTACTAGAGCGTAGCCAGCGTGTTCGAAGTTGGTGCGGTTCATTCGGCTGAAACCCAAGGCAGTGGCTGTGGCTGTGGGGTAGGCACGGCGGCCTGTGCAATCAACGCATCGACTTCAGCTTCCATAGCAGTCACACGCTCTGCGCCCAATGCGTCTTGTGTCCACTGGATTGCTTCTGCTTGGGTGATGTCTGCGTAGGGCGTGAAGTTCGATGCGTCAGCAGGTAGCAGGTTGACCGAGTAAGTCACCGACTGACCGTCTTTGCTGATTGTGAAGTTGCTCATCACAGCCGTTTTAGGCAGAGGTTGGTTCATCACCGAGAGGGAGTTAATTGTCCAGTTCATAATTCTACCTGTGGAATAGGGGTTACTGGAGCTTGCGTGATTGCAAAAGCGTCAACTTGTTGCTTAATCTTTTGCATCAGCATAAATGCTCCCGTTTTTGAAGGAAGCTCACCCAAAACTTGTTGGATAAAGTTAATTTCTTCTGGGGTAAGACTAAGGGGGGTTTCCATTTTTATCCAACCAAAAGTCTACGGGTAGTGCCACCAGCATCTTTAATTGTGATGTATCCAGCTTGGGCAACTGCCCCTGCGGTGTATGTTCCGTATTGGACTACGCCCGTGCCTTTTGGTGTCAACTTTATGTCAATGTTTGTGTCAGAACCTGTTGCAATTAACGATGGTGCTGCGGTAGTAATTGCACCAGTCACTTCCAAACAATTAACGGCGCTAGTAACGGGCGTAACACGCAAGGATTCTGCGCCTGTGGTTGCCCCTAAAGAAATAACGCCAGATGCTAGAATACGGAGGCGTTCTACGGTATTTGTTGTAAAAGCAAGAACAGCGTTGTGCGCCAAACCAATAGATGATGCTGATGCAGTTAACGTTCCCCATTGTGCGCTTGCTGCGGCATCAGTAAATTGGGTTAATGAAGAACCTCCGCTGCCACCTCTTAAACGCAAAGTCGTACCAGCAGCGTCGGGTGCAAGTTCTAATTTATAGCCAGCCGGAATAGCTGACAGTCCAATACCTACGTTCCCTACATTATTAATGACAAACGGCGTAGAGTCAGGATTCCCACTATCCTCAATTAACAGGGCATCGCCCGAGCCGACTTGCGTAACACGCAGAGCGGCAAGGCTACTGTTTGTTTCAACAACCACATTGCCCGCAAAGTAATTTGGAGTCGTACCGCTAGTGGTAAATGAGTTTGCCGAAAGCGTTGTAAATGCTCCTGTGTTTGGGGTATTTGCACCAATAGGCGAATTATCAACAGAGCCGTTTACTAAGGCTTGATCGCTATACGCAACACCAATTGCTTTTGTATTTGCCATGATTTGCCTCTTAGGCGCTTAACGCCGCAACTTTATCTTGAAAAACCTTGATTCGAACGGCAAGGGCGTCTTTATCTTTTGCAAACTCAGCAAAATCAGCATCAAGTTTAATTTTACGTTTCATTGCGTTGTTTTCACGCACCAAGACCGCTTCCTCACGCGCTGAATAATCTGCCTCTAGTTTGGCAAATTTAACGGTGTTTTGCTCAATCAATACGTCTAATTCCTGCTCGCGCGCAATTTGCACTGCCTTGGCAGCCTTGGCTTTAGCGTTGGCGTCTTTAGCTTCTGCTAAAAGTTGTGCGGCTTCAGCCTTGGCGTTGTCCGTAATTTCCTTGGTTTCTTCAAGCAAACGGTTGGTTTCTATAGCCGCTGCGAGTGCGCCTTGGCGGATAACCAATTCATCCCGCACCGCAACATATTGCTGTAAATCGGCAGGGAATTTCTTAGTCAAATACTCAATTGGATCAACAGTTTGCTGCGAATCGTTAAAAATGTCCATGACATATCCTTACGCGTAGTAGCTAATGTTAAGCTTTGCGCTAGCGGCTTGCTCAATAAACTTAATCTTAGTTAAGTCACCGTCGTACTGAAACGCAACGCCGGCGGCCAGAGGCATACCGACTGTTGCCGTAGGCGCTGTGCCATCGTCACGCCACCGGATGCCTTGGGTTTCAGGAATAATCAAAGCAATAGTTGGGCGCTGGTTTAAACCAGTTGAGTCAAGAACCGGAACCGTCAGACTTGCGGCAGCACTCAAAGAAGTGATCTGCTGGTATCCCATGCAACTGGTAATGGCTTTTAAATTCATAGACATTTAAAATCTCCTTCGGTCAGTAAAAGACCTAATCACAATAAATTTTACTTCATTTCCATCAATAGGGGGTGGTGAGCCATCAAAAGCAAACGCATCTGTGCTAAAAGCCGTGATGCTAAAAGAAGTTGATGAAAACCCTTGCATTACCCTCTCCACAAATCGCTTGCGATGCCAGTACCCAATACCGTAGCACCGTTCATCTTGGCTACGTTAACGTCTGGTGGGGTATCATTCATAGCAGCAATTACTTCTGTGGGGACTGCCTCAACGGTTACCTCAAGCGCCAAACCTTCCCGAATGTCAGCTTTGTCCAACGCTGAAATATCAGCCGTTTGCTTGGTCCACGGTGCGGTCTGCAATACGATGTTAGAGCTGTTTTTCAGCACTGGCGTGTATGTCGGGTCAATAAGGTAAACCGATGGGTCAACGTCAACGTAGATTGGGACTAAGTAGCCCAAGTTGGTTGCGGTTGTGACCGAGTCGTTAACCTTGCCGTAGAAGCCTGGTGTGCTAATCAAAATCCCGCCGTTGATAATTTCTACACCGTTAATTGAACCCGCATAGACCACACCTTGAGCAATCAAATCGCCTTCGGTTACGATGTACCACTCAAGAGCGTTTAGCACCTCATCAGGTGAGTAATAACGCAAGTCTGTGTCTACCGACAGCGCAATACGACTAAAAGCATCAAGTGCTGTACTAAATGTTGCTGCAATCGCATCTCTGATTACCGTGGACAAACTTGTGTCAACGTATGGCTCAGGAATTAGCTCAAACTGAAATGTGCCCAAATCTAAAGCGTTTGCGCTTTGCAGTGTCGCTCTGTAACCGTAGGCAATAGCGTAGATTGAGAACGTGTCGGCTTCTTGAATCTCAAGCGACCTTGCTACGTTTTGCGCTACCCAACCCAAGTCAGTAGAACCGTTCTTCAAGATGTAGGTGGACAACGCAAGACCGCCAGGCGTTGTTACCGTCACGGTTGCCACGCTGTTGACGTTTGAGCCAGCAGTCAGCCAATCCGTTGTGCCAGCCTTGAATACTTTGACTAAGCCTGAGCCAGTGTTGCTGATTGTGCCTGTCACAACGCAATCAGTGAACGTCACGCTAATTGGCGTGTTGGTGTTAAAGGTCAGGTTGCCATTGATTGTCACGCCTGTCAGGTTTGTGGGTGTTGCTTGTGCCACGTTGCCTATCACGCTTGCTGTAAACGCTGCCGTAGCCGTTGCAGTTGAAGTAACCAAGTTACCGCTAGTTAGGTATTGAAGCCCAACTAAAGTCCAGCCACCGATTGTCAGCGTTGACCCGTCAAAACTCCAAGTATCGTTGGAGTTAAAGTTTGCAAGCGTTGAAATCCAATTGCGGTAGTACGCCCAGACCTCTACCGCTGTGTGATTCGATGTAAGCGTGACAACGCCGCCAGTCGTGCCGCTTGCGACAAGAGATATTCCGGTGAGTGCAGCCGCCTCTGCTTGTGTAAGCGAAAGGTTTGCAACCGTCAATAACTGAACGTCCTCAACCAGTGGACCGTTAACACCGTCTGACAGAAAGCTGCGGTTTAGCCAAATGTATTGGTCTGCGGAAATGTAGTTGTACGCACGAGCCTTGCATGACCATTGATATTTATTAGACGTGCCAGGGTTTACTGCACCCTCTCGACCAATCATTGCAGAAAGCAAATAGTTTGATACTTTGCCTGTGCTTGTAGTCGTTGCGTTTTTATTTAGTGATTCAGAAATGTTGGCGATGTTGTAAACGGTTGTGCCTGTTGTCTGTGTGCCAAGCCATTGGACGGTCACGTTGGCGAGTTTCGTTGAGCCACTTTTAAAAGTTGGGGTGTGGCTGTACATTGTCGCCGCATAGCGATTATCTTGAAACCAGTAATTAACCCCTGCTGTATAGGTTCCAGACCAAGTTATAGTTGGGAAGATTGGGTTGTAATTTAAGTAATTGTTAAGACGTGCGGCAACGGTAACAACAAAGTTTTGAGTACCTGTTTGCTCTGTTCCCCAACTAGAATTATAAAAGTTTGCGTTACCTAAGCCAGCGTTGTTATCTCCTGCGTGTGAAGCAACAGGTGCAGCATAGTTATTGTACGTTGTATAAGAGGTTTGATACTCACCGTTTATGTTTTCAAAATTGAAGTTACTTGCTGCCGTAACAGTCCTTGCTAAACCAAAATAGATTTTTCTTGATGCTCCGTTGTTTCTAACAGTCAAGCCAGCAATGTTAATTACCGCAGGAAAAACACCAGTGGGAAAAGTAGGGAAATCGTTACGATTACTTGTTTGCTGAACAAAAAGCGGGTTGATACCAGATGCCGAACGCTGTGTGATTAGTGTTCCACCTGTATTTACAATCAAACAATTATTATCGACATAACCGATACTTGTGTTTATTTGAGCTTGCACCTCAATTCCAACAATTGTATTTCCGCCGTTGTTAGCGTTTGCTGTGCTTTCAGCGGCTGGGTTGTAGCGAGATGAACCTGCAAACTCGAAAATATTTAAATCATCCCACTTGACCCATGCGCCCTGAGCGACATCAACACGGACACTTGTTAGTCTGTTGTAACGATTGCTTTGAAATCCTGCTACTGGGTCGGCAGTCTGTAACGCCAGTACACCCGCAGCGAAACTATTAGGCGAGCCTTGTGTGCCGCCCGTAGCTGTCAGAATCTTGGTTGAACAAGTGATAGCAGTTGAAGCAACCGTTTGGCTTGGGGTTACTTGCCACGATAGACCCGAGCCAAAATTGATAACAGTACCTGCTGCGACACCTGTGCCAGACACTATTTGCCCAGACGCTACCGTGCCAGTAGGAGCAGATGCAAAAGTCAGTGTAGAGCCGCTAATGCTGGCTGTACCTGTTGCGTTTGTTGTTGTTGAGTATGCCCAAGCCATTATTCACCCACCCATGTGCTAGTGGCTGACCAAAGACCTGTCTGTGCGCTTGTGATAGCTACCATGTTTTACCTTGATGTAAGCGTCATGGTAAGCGTTACACCGTCCAAAACGTTGATAATATCGTCCTGAGCGTAGGTAACCGCTGTGAGGTTTTGCGAGGTTGCTACGTTAATGGTTGCCATTTATGACAAAAACCGAAGCTTATAAAGCGT